ATAAGTTTTGGGGGTATTAACCCCCACATTCAGATCGGAGGTGAATACATGGGTAAAAGAGGTCCGCAGCAAGGTGTAGGTGGCAGGCCGCGAAAGGCTTTAGCGGATAAAATACAGGATGGCAAATCGCGCAATCTTCAAATCGTGCCATTGCCTGAAGGTGACTCTGAAACAGGGTCAGAAATGCCAAAGCCTGCTGATTGGTTGTCGGCTTCCCAAAAGAATGGGCATCCCTTGATAGCCAATGAGATCTACACAGACACCTGGGGATGGCTACTGAAACACAAATGCAGTCATCTGGTACCAAAGCAGCAAATAGAGCAATACTCCATGAGCGCTGCTCGTTGGATTCAATGTGAACAGGCTATTTCTGAATACGGCTTGCTGGCAAAGCACCCAACAACCGGAGCACCGATTGCTTCGCCTTATGTGAGCATGGCACAATCCTTCTCAAAACAAACCAATAGTCTATGGGCTCTGATTTACGCGATAGTAAGGGAAAACAGTCTTACTGATTGCTCGAACTATACTCCACAAGATGATTTAATGGAGCGCCTATTAAGCGCCCGGAAAGGAAAATGATATGGATAATAAATTTTTAACAGCAGAAAGTGTGTGTGAAGGCCATCCAGACAAGCTCTGTGATCTCATCGCAGACAGTGTTTTGGACGCCTGTTTGTGGAAAGACCGCGGCTCTCGCGTGGCCTGTGAGGTAATGGCTACAAAAGGTAAGATAATCGTGGCGGGCGAAATCACCTGTAGCGGTAAAATCGATATTCGAATGATCGTGAGGGATACGCTGCGGAAGGTAGGATACAATCCGTGGAAGTATCTCATTTTTGTTTATGTACACAAACAGAGTCGAGACATCGCAAATGGAGTAGGAAATGCCTTGGAAGCACGAAGTGGCGACACTTCCTGGTATAACACGCTCGGTGCGGGTGATCAGGGTACGATGTACGGCTATGCTACAAGCGAAACGAGGCAGATGCTCCCTCTCCCGGTAGTATTGGCCAACAGCATCACAAAGAGACTTGATCAGGTTCGGCATGACGGACTTATAAAAGGGATCAAGCCAGATGGAAAGGCTCAGGTCACCGTAGAGTATGAGGATGGCAAGCCAAAGCGCATTAATACAATCATCGTATCTGTCCAACACGACGCAGCGAAAGACACTGAGGAGCTGAGCCGGGATATTTATTCACACGTCCTGTGGAAGTGCTTTGAGGATTTCCCTTTTGATGAAGAGACGGAAGTCCTTATTAATCCTTCCGGCAGGTTTGTTGAAGGAGGGCCTTCGGCTGATACCGGGCTGACTGGCAGAAAGTTGATGGTCGATACCTATGGGGGACTTGCAGCCCATGGAGGCGGTGCCTTCTGTGGGAAAGACCCTACAAAGGTTGACCGGTCCGCAGCTTACATGGCCAGGAATATTGCCAAGCATATTGTTTGGTGTGAATTTGCTAAACGATGCCAAGTCAATATTGCCTATGCTATTGGAAAGGCTGATCCAGTATCGGTCGAAGTGGATACGTTTGGCACAGGAACAGTTTCTGATGCGACGCTTCGTGAAGCGATCAAGGAAGTATGGTGCCTTCGTCCAGCAGCGATAATTGAAATGCTTGATCTGCGGTTCCCTCGTTATAAGGACACAGCGGTGTATGGTCATTTTTCTTCCTGCTTATACCCGTGGGAGGATGTCAGGAAATATAAGGAACTTAAAGAGGCGGTGATGCGATTTGAGCAAGACAACCAGTGATATGAAGTTGGTACCGATTCAGGAGCTGGTACCGTATGTTAATAATGCACGAACACACTCGGCTGCACAGATCACCAAGCTTCGTTCAAGCTTGAGGGAGTTTGGCTTCGTCAATCCAATCATCGTCGATAGGGATTACAGTGTGATTGCTGGACATGGTCGTCTGATTGCCGCCAAGGAAGAAGGTTTTTCAGAGGTCCCGTGTGTGTTTGTAGACTATTTGACTGAAGCGCAGAAGAAAGCGTATATCATCGCTGACAACCGTTATGCAGAGGATGCTGGGTGGGATGAAGAACTCTTGAGGTTAGAGATTGAAGGTCTTCAGGGCATGGCGTTTAATGTTGAACTACTCGGCTTTGAACCAGCTGAACTCAACAAGCTTCTGACAAACGACGAGGATATCCAAGAAGATGATTTCGATGTTGATGCAGAGCTGCAAAAGCCTGCACTCACAAAGACTGGCGATGTTTGGCTTTTGGGAAAACACCGGCTGGTTTGCGGGGACAGTACAAAGCCAGAAACATATAAAGTTCTGATGGATGGAAAGAAAGCAAATCTGGTAGTCACAGATCCTCCATACAATGTCAATTACGAAGGATCAGCTGGCAAAATCAAAAACGACAACATGGGCAATGAAGCGTTCTACACCTTCCTCTTTGATGCATTTAAAAGCATGGAAGAGGTTATGGCACAGGACGCTTCAATTTATGTGTTCCATGCAGACACTGAAGGTCTGAATTTCAGAAAGGCCTTCTCAGATGCTGGCTTTTATCTCTCGGGGACCTGCATCTGGAAAAAACAGAGTCTTGTCCTGGGGCGATCACCATACCAGTGGCAGCATGAACCGGTGTTGTTCGGATGGAAGAAAAAAGGCAAACACATGTGGTACTCGGACCGAAAGCAATCTACCATCTGGGAATATGACAAACCTAAGAAAAACGGTGAGCACCCTACAATGAAGCCTATAGCCTTGATTGCTAACCCGATCACCAATTCGAGCATAACAGGTTGCATAGTTCTCGATCCCTTTGGGGGTTCGGGTTCAACTCTCATTGCCTGTGAACAAACTGACCGCATATGTCACACCATCGAGCTTGATGAGAAGTTTTGTGATGTTATCGTAAAACGATTTATCGAGCAGGTTAGTTCTGATGAGCAGGTTTTTCTCCTACGGGATGGAAGCAACAAAGCCTACGGTGAGCTTGCAGTAAACATAGAAACACAGCCTGCAAAACAACAGAATTAACTTGATAATATACAGGTTTAGAGTGATATATGTAACTACCAAAAAGAAAGGTGGTTATTCATATGGAAATCAAATTTAACTGCACAGGCACTGAGCGTAAGGCATTGGTTAATACGATTGGCGAACTGCTAGAGACCAAACCGGCATACAAAGGAGCTCCAACCTTCGCCTACGGCATCGACGGCTTTGTGGTAGACAAAGACGGTGCACTTACCTTCCATGAGCACATCGACATCAACAAGGTTGAAATGCTCATGGAAAGGCTGGCAGAGCGCGGCTTCGAAGCTGAAATTACAGAGAGCATGACAGTAGAAGCTCCTTCAGAAGAAATTCAGGAACCCACAGCCTCTGCAAACGAAATCGAGGGACTTGTAATCGAACTGCCAAGGGAAACTTTCACCAACACAGCTTTAGAGAATCTGAGAAGATTGATCGAAAGCAAAGGGGAGCTCATTAAGAAAGCGCTTGGAGTAGATACTCTGCCTATTGAAATTAACGAGGAAAAGGTTAGCTTTCCCTGGTTTTCATTCCCGGTAAGCCCCGAGGAAATCAAAGCATATTCACACTTTATCTGCTCGCTAAGTGAATTGACAAGGGAACAGAAACGGGTGACTGCAAAAGTTAAGGAGACTGACAACGAGAAATATGCATTTCGCTGCTTTCTCCTCAGACTTGGCTTTATCGGCCAGGAATACAAAGGGGAGCGCAAAATCCTACTTTCTAAGCTTACCGGAAGTTCAGCTTTCAAAAGCGGAGAGTCCAAACAAAAGGAGGCTGAATAAAATGCGCAGCATTTCTCCAGAACGACTTCTGCAGCTTAAAGCAAAGTACACACCGGGAACTAGAGTGAGGTTGATTCGAATGAACGATCCCTACACCAAACTAAGTCCCGGTGAAACGGGCACAGTAACAGGAGTCGATGATATTGGAACCATTCATGTTTCCTGGGACTGCTGTTCGAGCCTCGGTGTAGCATATGGCGAGGATTCATGTGAAACAGTCAAAGATTGATGTGAGGAGGATAAACAGTGAAAGCACATTTTGTTAGAAAAGCCAGTACGATTGATGATTTGAAGGGTTACGAAAAAGAAAGCGGCAGTCAATTTGCTGTCGAAGAAGCGATTGAGCTTGAACCAGAAGAGTTCAAAGTATTTTCTGTGAACCTGCTTGACGACCATGACTTCATTGCAAGACGCGTTGATAAGATGTTCATGGATGCGGATAAAGTTTGGCACTGCATTTTGGTCAAGGCTAGAGGAACTGATGAAGGCATACTGGTTGAAAGCGAAGGCTACGATTACGCCCGGTATGCAGCCTATTATCCCGGTACAGAAAACCCAAAAGACCAGATAAAAAGACAGATTATTGCCATCAGGGATACCGGTGAGACCAACATGTTTGATACGCCGATGGTTCAGCGGATGTCTTATGAGCGAGGGTATTTCGAACTTGTGACGTTCATTGAAGAGTATAAGAAAGAATACTGCCACTTTATTCTCACCGGTGAATTATAGAATATAAGAAAATGACATTCAAGAAGCCTTTCGGGGCTTCTTTTGTCGTTCATGAATTGAAGGAGGTGACCGCGTATACGAAAGCTTAAGAAATACAAGCCAACCCGATTTATGAGTAAAGATAGCCATTACGACAAAGCAACAGCGGACTACGCGGTCGGATTTATAGAGTGTCTATCACATACAAAAGGGACATGGGCAGGAAAACCCTTTGAGCTCATTGACTGGCAGGAGCAAATTATCCGCGATGTATTCGGAACTATTAAATCAAATGGGTATCGGCAGTTTAACACAGCTTATGTGGAGATACCTAAAAAGATGGG